ACACTGTATCGTATCGATGAATACGATGGTAACGAATCGGTAATGACAGTTGATGATTATAATTGGAGTGTAGCATAATGACAGTAGAATATGAAGGCGTGACATACGACGACAGGCACGGTGGTCCTTTTGATCGCGGCAGTGCCGACAGCTATTATGGTCGTCCTTTTCGACCTCACTATTTTTTAGGTGCTACGTACAGTACACCAGAAATAATACTCGAGCCCGAAGACCCAGAATGGTTGGAATACGAAGCAGGGTTCATGAGTAACGAGATGGATCAAAATTTTAAGGACTGGGGTCAATAAGAGTGCGTGTAAATAAAAATAAAACTATTTTAACTGATGTTGATGGTGTGCTTCTCGATTGGGAAGAAGGCTTTGGTATCTGGATGGAGCACCACGGCCACACTATGGTTGAAGGTGGTAAGCTAATTTATAACATTGGTGACCGCTACGGTATTACCAACGAGCAAGGCAAGCAATTAATCAAGCAGTTTAACGAAAGTGCCGCGATTGGCTTTTTGCCTCCAGTTCGTGATGCACAATACTATGTTAAGTTGCTGGCAGAAAAGCATCAGTATCGGTTCCTTGCTGTTACTTCGTTGAGCTTGGATCCGTATGCAAAGAAGTTGCGTACTCGTAACTTGATGAAGATTTTTGGTAATGATACGTTCATTGATGTTATCTGCTTGGATACTGGTGCTGACAAGGACGCTGTACTTGCAGAACTTGCACAGACTTATAAGGGTAACTGGTGGATTGAAGACAAGCCTGAAAATGTTGATGCTGGTGTAAAAGCCGGCTTCAAGGGTGTACTAGTAGAGCATGGTCATAATATGGACTATGCTGGCGATGCAATCATTGTTAAGAACTGGGAAGAAATTTATGACGTCATCACCTCAAACGTTTGAGTTCGCTGTAATTGATGTTGTTGCCGCAAGTTGCGCGGCGTTCCGTGTCAACGGATTTGTTAAGCGCGACGACCCGGAAGTGTATAGCAAGAAAAAGGTTGCTAATAGCAACATGCTGTATACGCACTTCTGTAATGATACAAAAATGGAAATTATTCCAGCTGATGTTGAACGTGCGCATGTGCTAGTTGAATATCTTAAAGGCCTTAGCTTTAAGGCATTTGAGCGTACACTTACCAGCTTTGAATCTAATGTGCTAAAGTTTGTTACCAGCGAAAAGGTTGGCAAGGACCAATTGGGTATTGCTGCCAGTTTGCCTAGTGTATATGAGCGTAAACTAGAAGCTGATGCATGGACAGCACGTGAAGCAGAGCTTGCTAGTACTAGCGAATATGTTGGTACTGTGGGCAGTCGTGCAGAGTTTACACTAAAGATTGAGAATGTACGTTATATTGCAAAAACTGACAGTAGCCTGTATAGTTGCAGTGAAGGTGGCAAGAATATCGTAAAATTCTTTTCTGTTGCACAGATTGGTGCAGTAGGCGATACTATCACTGTAACTGGATTCATTAAGAATCAGAGTTTCAGCAAGTATAGTAGCGGCAAAGAAACAATGATCAATCGTGTTAAGCTAAACGACAAGTAATCTGTTCCATTAACCCCCGTATTATACGGGGGTTTTTCTATCTCCTTTTCTAGATAAATAGTATGTATAAAACTAGAAAAAGGGGCAGTTATGTCTGGTGGAAAAAGATTACAAAGCGGTTCACAATACGATCAATTTGACGTAGACGGCGATGGCATTGTTTCCGATGAGGAAATGCTAAAAGCTGAAAAGATGATCGAACTTGAGAACAAAGATAAAAAAGAAGACCAACTTCGTCAAATGGCTTGGGTAGCTATGTTGTCAATGGTTGCATTTACAATTGCACTATTCTTGCCTTTCCTCAGCGTCGAGCGTTTAACAGCATTGGATAACCTACTAAGCATGTTCTATATTGCACAGGCTGGTGTTGTTGCAACATTCTTTGGTTCACAGGCTTACATGTCTAAGGGCCAATAAGGTAATTTAAATGGCATTTGTTAAACACTTTTGTAGACTATTAACTAATCACGAACTCACTGATGAGGATGTGATTGAATTCTACGACGTAGTGCAAAGCATAGTGCCAACTAAATTAGTAACGGCTTATACAGACAACAATCAAGAAGTGGTCAGTGTAGAGGTAATAGCCTACACTGACCCAGATAGCTCTTCGCAAAATGTGTATGAAATATTACTGGAAGGTGATATTTCGCCCGAAGAAGGCGATGCTATCTCAAACGAGCTATTAAACTCATTTGAGTTTGACTTCGATTTCGAAGCAAGCATAGAGATATAATATGTCCATAACATCATACAATCACCCTTACGGCGAACATTTAAATAACCTGCATCATGCAATGGAATACAATGCTGCCGGGCAACCAGTAGTTCGTGTTACTACTTCGCCAGGACGTTCAACCAATGATGGTGGACGAGATGCATTTGGTAGACTACGAGTAGCAGCACCACTGACACTGTTTGATGCACAGCAACGATATACAAAAAGGGATGACCTTTTTGCTACGTCGATTACAGGCACAGGCAGTAGTGTCAATTATCTACCAAACGAAAGTAGCACACAATTAATTGTTGGTACTGATAGTGGCTGTAAAGTAATCAGAGAAACATATCGTGTGTTTGCTTATCAGCCCGGTAAGAGTTTGCAAACATTAATGACATTTGTCATGGACGAAGGTCAAAATAATCTTGCGCAACGAGTTGGGTATTTCAACGACTATAATGGATTATATTTTGCAAATATCAATGGCGTAAATTGTTTTGTAAAGCGCTCATACGTCAACGGATCTGTACAAGAAACTGTTGTAGAACAAAGTAATTGGAATATTGATCGTGTTGACGGTACCACAGCAAGTGGAGTAACACTTGATACTACTAAAGCACAAATTTTCTTTATGGATCTAGAATGGCTTGGGGTAGGTATCGTGCGTATGGGCTTTGTTGTAGATGGCAACTATATTTTGTGTCATTCATTTGCACATGCTAATAATACTGACAGTGTTTACATGACTACAGCATGTTTACCTGTTAGATACGAAATTGAAAATACCAATACTACAGTTGCTAGTAGTTCAATGAAAATGATTTGTTCTACTATTATCAGCGAAGGTGGCTATCAGCTACGAGGCAGACAACGAGCCGTAGGTAGACCAGTAACTGCTATTATGAATCTACCTACCGCAGGTACATTCTATCCCTTAGTATCAATTAAACTAAAAGATTCTTCACTGGACGCAATTGCAGTTATTAAAAACATCAGTATGTTGGGCGTTGCTAACAATGGTAAGATGCAGTACAAATTAGTTGCTAATGCAACTATCACAGGCGGTAGCTGGGTTGAGGAAGCCGACAGTCATGTTGCATACAATATTACAGCTAACACTATGAGCAACGGTCATGCTTTAACCACAGGCTATGTGGGCATCAATAACCAAAGCGGTCAGACCATTGACTTAAATGCAGGTGATTTTGATTATCAGTTAGAAAGAAATGGATTGTCAAATACAGCGATAACATATACGCTTGCTGTAGCGGCATCTGCAGATAACGATGACGCAATTGGCTCCATCGATTGGGAAGAAATTTTCTAAGCAATGAGAGTCGAAGTTCACTTCATTGGCAACCAGTTTGTTGCATATGATGAACGTGGCAACCAAATACGAGATCGTTACATCCTAGACCAAATAAGTTTTAGTCAATACCCTGGGTTCAAAACTTCTTACTATGTGGAAGTTGCCGAGAATCCTAGTCCCCAAATTCCACTAAACATATATATTAACACAAACACAACGAGGTAAAAATGGCTTATAATAGAATTTTTAATGCTGAAGAAAAAGCACGCCTTAAGCGTCTTATTGACGAAGGCTGTCAGGTTCAGTATGAAATTGAAACCTTAAAAGAAGGTCTCAGCGAAACAGTAAAGGCTATCGCTGAAGAGATGGACGTTAAAGCCGCTACACTTAACAAAGCCATTAAGGTAGCACACAAGGCCAAGTTTGGCGAAGAGCGCGACAAGTTTGACGAGCTCGAGACTATCCTTGAAGCTGTTGGCAAAACGCTTTAATAATCACAGGGAGGTACTTGACTACCTCCCTATTTTAATATATAATACATTGGTATTGCGTCAGCCGCAAATGATGCTTGGAGAAAATTTAAATGAGTTATGTGGATGCCTTTCACCACAAAGACAAGGATATTGTTTACGTCGTTGAACGAGTAAACGGTCAAAGAGTTCTAGTAGAACATAAGCCCGAATATAATTTTTATGTTGCAGATCCGCGGGGCAGTCACCGTAGTATATATGGTGAACCTGTAGCGGAGATTCGATGCAGAGGCGTAAAAGACTTTCGTAAAAATGTAGCGATCAATAGATCCAACAAAACATTTGAAAGCGACATTAAGCCTGTTAATAAAACTATCGCCAAACACTACAACGGCGCAGAAACCCCAAAACTCCAAACAGCCTTCTTCGATATTGAGGTGGACTTTGATCCACAACGCGGCTATGCTAGCCCAGAAGAAGCATTTATGCCAATTACTGCAATCGGTGTTTATCTAGACTGGATGGACACAATGGTCTGTCTTGCTGTGCCGCCCAAGACGCTGTCATGGGAACAGGCACAAAGCATTGCCAAAGGCATGCCAGAAGTGATACTGTTTAAAACAGAAAAAGAAATGCTAGAGGTATTTCTCACACTCATTGATGATGCAGATATTCTCAGTGGATGGAACAGTGAAGGCTATGATATTCCTTACGTAGTACATCGTATCATTAAAGCTATGAGTAAAAATGATACCCGTAGACTGTGCCTCTGGGACCAATATCCCAAAGAGCGTACCTATGAAGCATTTGGTAGTGAGCGTGTTACATATGACTTAATTGGTCGAGTACACTTAGACTACATGCAGTTGTATCGCAAGTATAACTACGAAGAACGTCATAGCTATAGACTAGACTACATCGCTGAAATGGAACTAGGCGAGCGTAAGGTTCCATATGAAGGTAGCCTGGATCGTTTATACAATCATGACTTTGAAAAGTTTTTAGAATATAACATTCAAGATACTATTCTACTAGGCAAGATGGATAAGAAGCTACAGTTTATCGATCTTGCTAATACAATTGCACACGATAACACTGTGTTGCTGCCTACTACAATGGGCGCGGTTGCTACCACAGAGCAAGCAATTATCAATGAGGCGCACCGACGAGGATTTGTAGTACCTGATCGTAAGCGAGAAGAAAACAGTGATACTCAGGCAGCTGGCGCTTATGTTGCTTTCCCCAAGAAGGGCTATCACGAATGGGTAGGCAGTATGGACATTAACAGTCTATATCCTAGTGTGTTCCGTGCGCTAAACATGGCTGCTGAAACAATTGTTGGACAAGTTAGATTAGAATACACAGATCGCGAGATCCGTGACAAAACAACAGGTCGCTGGTGTGACGAGGATGGGTTGCCACAAAAGGCCACCAGCTTTGCTGATGCTTGGCTTGGTAAGTTTGCGTGTAACGAATACGAACTTATCATGAACAAGGATACAACTACTCCTCTACATTTAGATATGGAAGATGGTAAAACCATTGAGTGTACAGGTGCTGACATCTATAATTTGATTTTCCACAGTGGGCAACCTTGGAATATCAGTGCTAATGGTACAATCTTCAAAACAGACTTCCAGGGTATTGTTCCCGGCTTGCTAGAACGTTGGTACAGTGAGCGCAAAGAACTACAGGCTAAAAAGAAAGAAGCAACCACGCCAGAAGAAAAGGCGTTTTGGGATAAGCGACAGTTAGTTAAGAAGATTAACTTGAACAGCTTGTATGGTGCTATTCTAAACCCTGGATGCCGATTCTTTGATAAGCGCATTGGTCAGAGTACAACACTAACTGGTCGCAGTATTACCAAGTTCATGGCATCCAAGACCAATGAACTCCTCACTGGTGAATACGACCACGTAGGCGATTGTATTATCTACGGCGATACTGACTCTGTTTACTTTACAGCGGTTCCTGCATTACCCAAAGACAGCGAGCTAGATTTAGACGGTGCTGTAAAGCTATACGATCATATCAGTGACACTGTTAGCGATGCTTTCCCGCAGTTCTTAAAGGATGCGTTTAATGTTCCTGTGCATAACGGTAAGGTTCTAAAAGCAGGGCGAGAAGTAGTTGGGCGAGCAGGACTGTTCATTACCAAGAAGCGTTATGCAATTAACTGTTGGGACATCGAAGGTTATCAACCTGAAGGTGGTAAACTAAAGATCATGGGCATGGAGATCAAGCGCAGTGATACTCCAGAGTTTGTACAGGACTTCCTAGAAGAAGTACTTAACGATGCGCTAAGTGGCAAAACCGAGAACGAAGTAATTGAAAAGATTCGTGCGTTCAAGAAAGAATTCCAAAGCATTGAGCCTTGGAAGAAGGGCATGCCCAAGCGTGTTAACAACTTAACTGCATATACTAAAAAGATTGAAAAGGCCAAGCATGTTGATAACAGCTTAAAGCTCAAGCGTTTACACGATCTGAAAGAAGAATCAACTAACAACACTATTCCTGGCCACGTTCGTGCAAGTATTAACTGGAACGAACTCAAGCAAGCCAACGGTGATCAATACAGCATGCAAATTATGGATGGTGCTAAAGTGATTGTTTGCAGATTGAAAAGCAATCCTATGGGATATAACAGTATTGCTTACCCAACTGACGAACTCAATCTACCTCAATGGTTTAAAGAACTTCCATTTGATGAAGCTGACATGGAAACTGCCGTGCTAGACAAAAAGGTACAGAACGTGCTAGGACAAATGGGCTGGGATATTGATCGGGCTAACGAAAGTGAAGCACTGCAAGAGTTCTTTGAATTCTAAAAAAATCAAAAAAATAGACTTGACAAATCTAAATATATCATATACACTTAAACATTATAACAGGAGCATTCTATGGCAAATAACTACATCAAAGACACATTAAAGGATGTGCTAAGACATACACACAGTCTAGGCATCTTTGAGATGGTAAAAATTTCTGGTACGCTGGAAGAAACAAATATTGAGACTGTTGACGCAAACAAGACAGTAATTTTTAAAGGCAAGACAGTTAATCCTGTAGCAGACTTTGTTGACGCTACAGTTGGACTAAGCCGCATGAGTGTACTAGATGGTTATCTAAAGTACCCAGGCTTTGATGATGAGGCTGCTACTGTTGCTGTTGTTACACAGAATCGTAACGAAGTTGATGTTCCAGTTGAAGTGTCTTTTGTTGCAGCCGATGGCACAGATGCTAACTATCGTTTCATGCTAGCAGACGTTGTTAACCAACAGCTTAAGGAAATTAAATTCAAAGGCGCAGAGTTTGATGTTAACATTGTACCCAGTGCCAAGAACCTTAAGGATCTAAGCTACTTCAACGGCGTCCTCGGTGCGTTTGAAGCAAACTTTAGCCCTCGCACAAAAGATGGTAAGTTATATTTCCACATTGGCGATGGTGCTAGTGATCGTACAAAGATTCTTATTGCAGAAGCAGTTGACGGTGACATTACCAGTGAGTTCCGCTGGCCGCTTGATATCGTGCTAAAGATTCTTCGCTTAGGTGATAACAGTAATGTTGTACTAAGCATTAACAGCAAGGGTCTGCTACAGATTAAGGTACACAGCGGCTTAGGCGAGTACACATACCTATTGCCAGCTAAGAGCTAATATGACAGATTTTGGAAAACGTCAAAGAGACTATGCTGTATACTTGCCAGCTATTAGTAGTTTCTATACAAAACAATTACAAAAGGCAGTAGACAATCCTAACGATTGGAGATGTCCAGCTGGCTTTGAGTTTGGTAATGGTGGTTTAGACTTCCTTAAAAGGGATGACAGTTACTACCATTATCCATATGGCCTATACTCTGCCGGTCACGCACACTTAGATCCTGCTAAGAGTGACACAGAAGAAGCTATGGTACAAAAGCGTGATCGTAGCTACACAACGATACTAGGTGACTCTGGTGGTTTCCAGATTGCCACAGGTGTTCTAAAGTTAGATTGGAAGAATGCTAAAGATCCAAATGATCCAGCACGTACTAAAATCTGCAACGACATTCTTAAGTGGTTAGAACACACAGCAGACTGGAGCATGACGCTGGATATTCCTGCCTTTGCCGCAGTAGAGCCGCTGAGCAAAAAGACTGGACTTACAAGTTTCCAAGATACACTAGATATCAGTTTGCTTAACTTAGATTACTTTATGCGTAATCGTACACCAGGTGCAACCAAGTTCTTGAATGTTATTTCAGGCACAGACGAAGCAACTAGTAAGCAATGGTATGAAAGTGTAAAGCACTTTAGTAACAAGAGCTTTGTAGCTGAAGCATACGGTGATGCTAACCGCGCACTTGAAGGTTATGCTTTTGCCGGTATTAACATGAAAGACTTGAGTTGCGTACTCAACAGATTGCTAGACTTGCGCGAAGATGGTTTACTCGAAGATAAGAATTGGATTCACTTCCTAGGCACAGGTAAACTACAGTGGGCATGCTATCTAACAGCCATTCAGCGCGAATTGCGTGTACACGATAATCCAAACATTACACTAAGTTTTGACGCGGCGAGTCCGTTTGTTAACACAGCATATGGTCAGACATATGCACACAACTTCTTTGAACCAGGTAAGTTTGGTTACTTTATGGATCGTGCTTTTGATCAACAAGCACTCAAAGGCAGCAACTTACCGGCACCCTTTGGTCACAGTCCTGTAATGAGCAGACTCACAATGGGCGACCTTTGTGTTATGAGTGCAGGTGACTTAGACAAGAACGGTAAAGCAAAACTGTCAGAAGGCCAACCGTTGTTGGACAAGGAAGGCAAGCCAAAGCTAGATGCAGATGGCAACGAAATGTTTGCTGAACGTGACAGCACAAGTTGGGATACGCTAAGTTATCTATATTATATGGGTCATAGTGTTTACAACCATATTGATGCAGTACAAGAAGCTAACCGTCTAGCCGATGTTGAGTCTTACCGTGAGACTGTTGACTACAAGCATTGGAAGAAGCCTAGTAAGAAGTCATCAAAAGCTGGAGAAGTATCTCCTTATGTGCCTGTTAACATTCTTTACTTCCGCAGTTTTGTTAAGGATCTTCTAGATCCAACTAACACCAATGCAAGACAAATGATTCGAGACTACAGTGATTTTCTTGCACACTTAAGTTTAGGTGGTGACGATGATGGCACCAAAGAAGAAATCCTAGACACATTTTTTGAGATGTAATTATGTTTACCATGAGAATGTATGCCTGGAACCTACAGTGCACCAATCATGAGTGCGGTGCATTTTACGAACAGAAAAGAATGGAACCAGATGTGATTTGCAATCGCTGTGGTTCACTGTTAACTGTAACAGAAAAAGTTATTTTTAAAGAGGATGATCAAGATGCCAATTCCTGAGCGAATTATTATTCCTGCAGCCAAAGATCCAAGTCGTGGTCACTTTTACGTTAGTCTTGTAAAGTCGGTATTTCGTATTGGGGCAGGCATTGCTTTAATATTTGGTAATGTAATTACAGCTGGCGTTCTATTAATCACTGCCGAAGTACTCGGTATCATCGAGGAACTAGTATGAACAGAGATGGGCATAATGATGCTAACTTCTTTGTAGGCACTGAAGTAGAACATAGCCCTGCACACGGACAGAGAACACTGTTTGTTGTAGGGCTACAACCCAAAGAAGAAATCCTAACTCGTGCGCTAAACAACAAATGCCCGCATATCTATTTGGGTGCTAACCAAAGTTTTAATCCAACTAACGATGACTGGGACGCATGGAATGAGCTTATTATTTCATTACTCAATGATGACATTTGGGTCACGCTAGATTTTGATAGTGCGTATGCACAGCATCCGTGGTTCCACGACAATGGTTGGTGCGAGTTTGATAACTTCATCCCCATGATCAGCGTCAAGGTGCCTTACATTCGGTTGTTCAATTATAATGCTACAATTAAAATTGACGACATCGATTTCAAACAGTCAAATCCAGGTGTTTGGTGTCACAGTCTGCACAGCCTACAAAACAGAGAAAATTTTACCGACTGGTCTAAATATACAAGTGACGAAGTTATCTCTTGACATATACAAAAAGTGTAGTATATTATAAACTAATATGAATATAAAATTAGAATGTGATGATGATGGAGTAGTAGTAAGTACCACGCTAAAAATTGATAGCTTGGAAACCGAGCAAGACCTGCAGGAAGTGTTTATGAAGTTTATTAAATTCATTCGTAAGTGCGGTGCTAAGTTTCCTGAAGAGCTAGAGCAGATAGAGCAGGAGTTTAAAAAATGATTGAAACAGTAATTAACATTTTAGTTGGCTCCGCCGCATTTGTTTTCTTTGCAGTGCTGTCGTGGTTTGTTTGGGAATCAAACAAATACATTAGCGAGAGAAACCGCTTGAGGAAAGAAACAGGCAAGTACTACGAACATGAAATTCACGAAGAGATATTGAAGAGAATAAATGAATCTAACAAGGACAAAGAATGAAAACTATTTGGGTTACATTTCAAAAGGAAGGCGTCCATATGTATCCGGGCGCAGACAAGGATCCTAAACTAGCCACAGGCGGTTGGGACGATGTAAGTTTTCTAGGTGTGCCACACAGACACATGTTCCATTTTAAAGTATGGATTGAAGTATTCCACGACGACAGAGATATTGAATTCATTCAGTTTAAGCGTTGGCTAGAACGTCAGTACAGCACAGGCGTACTTGAATTGAATCATAAGAGTTGCGAGATGATCGCAGAAGATTTAGCACAGACAATTAGGAAAAAGTATCCTAGTCGTTGGCTAAAAATTTCTGTAGCCGAAGATAATGAAAACGGCTGCGAAATTGACTTTCCTGTTCAATTAGAAGATTGGCAGGTAGACGGTCCCACACACTTTAATTAATAGGAGAAAAATATGACCGAGACACATTTGAAGATGAAGGCACTATTTGACGAGTACCTTAAGGAATCAGAAGCATTTGAAGTAAAGGGCGTTAAGGCAGCAGCCGCTCGCGCTCGCAAGGCACTAGGCGAACTTGGCAAGTTGTCAAAGGTTCGTCGTGCCGAAATTCAGGACAAGAAGAACGCTGCCAGCGCAGCCTAAGGAGAAGCATAATGCAAAGTTCAATTGCCAATTCAAAGCAATATGTGATTGACGGCATGAACCGTGTTTACTCAAACATGTTTCTAGCTGTTATGAACTCAATGATTGTAAGTTATCTAGTAAGCACAAGTCCAGAACTTATGACATTTCTCTTTACTGGAGTAATGAAGTGGATTGTGATCTTTGCACCATTGGTAGCAATTTTTGCTATCGGCTTCACTATGCACAAGGTAACGCGAAGCCAAGCATTACTAATGCTACACGGATTCGCCGCACTAATGGGCTTGAGTTTTGCAACCATCTTTGTTGTATATACTTCACTAAGCATTGTGCAAGCGTTCCTCGGTGCGGCATGCTTGTTCCTAGCATTGAGCCTGTATGGTTACACTACTAAGCGTGATCTTACCAGCATTGGTCAGTTCATGTTTGTAGGACTTATTGGCATCATTATTGCTAGTGTTATCAATATCTTTATTGGTAGCAGTCTAATGCAGATGATTATTAGCGCACTTGCTGTTGTTATTTTCCTCGGACTTACTGCATACGATACGCAAAAGATCCGAGAAATGATCTCATATGACAACACAGGAAATGCTGAAGTCACAGGCGCACTAACATTGTACCTTGACTTTATTAATATTTTCATTAGCTTACTGCAACTATTTGGTGACAGGAAGTAAGATGAACGAAGCACTTAACAGTGCAGAGGAAGAAGCAGTAGCCGATCAGCCTGAAAAAGTTGATCGTGCTACTGCTGATCGCCTAAATAACTATGCACAAAAACTAGATGATCCAATCACACACGTGGTTGATTATGGCGGATTAACTAACGACACACAGAGGAAAAATAAGAATGCGTAAGCTATTCTATATGGGTTTAGAACCATACGAAGGTAGATATACACTACAGCTTCAGCAATGGAATGAAGCTGTTTTTCAACGACGTGGCATTGACTATGTTATTGTTCCAGGCTCAACCATTGACAACACCAAAGCAATTAGCGTAGGCCAAGTACTCGATGCACATGGTCGTAGTTTCTTTGGCATGAGCCAGATGATGAATCTTGTACAAATGATGAGACGAGGCGATGTAACACATGAAGACGTTATCTACTTTGAAGACATGTTCCAGCCCGGTATCGAAAGTTTACCTTACATATTTGATCAAATCCCTGCTGATCAGCGGCCTCGTGTATATGTGCGTTGTCTTGCTCAGTCCATTGATCCTGATGACTTCGTACACGTATGGGGTATGGAAAAATGGATGGGCCTCTACGAACAAATGGTTAATGAATTCGTGGACGGAGTTCTCGCCACAAATGAAGAGATGGTCGCTCATATGCGTATTGCTGGATGGAGTGCTCCTCTATATAATATTAGTGGCCTAGCGTTTGGCAAGGACGAAGTGCGCAGTCGTGTAAACAACAACATCAAACCATGGGATCAACGTGCAAGACGTGTAGTCTTTGCTGCTCGTTTTGATCAAGAGAAGCAACCAGACTTTTACATGGATCTAATTGAAGCAT